CACCTGAGACTAAGTGGGGAAACAGACTGGTCATGGTGGTGGATCATGGCGCCGTTATGGGGATGGATGGTGGCTCGATACCTGAGACGTTTCGTCGGTACGCTCATCATTGATTACCTTCGCAGCACCAGACGAAATGGCAAGCGCTCGACCTAGGTACAGGCAATGGCGCAAGGCGCGGCGCAATTACCTGACGCAGCATCCCTTCTGCGCCTACTGCCAGCAGGAAGGGCGATTGAATGAGGCGCAGGTAGTCGACCACATTACACCGCATCGCGGCAATGCCGTCTTATTCTGGGACATGGATAACTGGCAGCCGCTGTGCAAGAGGCACCACGACGGCGCCAAGCAGGCCGAGGATAAAGGCAATCCACGCAATGGCTGCGATCTGCAAGGCAATCCGCTGCGCGATCTGGCGCACTGGAAGGGCTAGACCGGGGGGCGGTCGAGAGCTAGGGTGGGGCCGCCGTACCTCGCGCACCCTTAGGGAGCGTTTTTTCTTCCCTTGGAAAAGGTTTGATCATGGAAAAAAGAGGACGCAAATCCAGCGCGTCGCTGCAGGTAATCCGACCGGCCAATATCACGGCGGTTGAACGCCCGGCGGCGCTTGAAATGCTGACGGATGAGCAGGCCGGGGTATGGGGAAAGGTCGTCAATCGCATGCCTGCGGAATGGTTCAGAGACGAGACCCATGAATTGCTGGCGCAGTATTGTCGCCATGCAGTCTCAGTCCGGCGGGTAGCTGAATTGATTGAATCCCTGCTCAGCGATGAGGAAGAGTCCGGCAACTGGCTTTCCGAGTACAACCGCCTGCTGATCATGCAGGAGCGCGAGGGCCGCGCATTATCTAGCCTGGCGACGCGGATGCGGATCTCGCAGCATTCGCAGTACGAGAAAGACAAGAAGCGGGGCAGCTCGCTTAAACCGCCGCATCAGTCATGACGAAAAAGGTATCCGCCGGGATTGTCGAGTGGATACATGATAATTGCCGGGTGCCTGACGGCAGGAACGTCGGTCAGAAGATTGATCTGCGCGATTGGCAGATCGTCGAAATCGAGCGCATTTATGATAATCCGGCGGTAACGCGCCAGGCGATCATTTCCTGGGGTCGTAAAAACGGGAAAACAACGCTGGCCGCGCTGCTCTGCCTGGTCCATCTATGCGGGCCGATGGCGCAGGCCAACTCACAGTTATTCAGCGCGGCGCAATCTCGCGAACAGGCTGCGATCCTGTTCAACCTGGCGGCCAAGATCGTGCGCATGTCGCCCGAGATGTCAGAATATGTCATCGTCAGGGACAGTCGCAAAGAGCTGGTCTATCCGCTGATGGGGACGGCCTATCGGGCATTATCTGCCGAGGCCACGACCGCCTTCGGATTATCGCCAATCTTCGTCATATACGACGAGCTTGGCCAGTGTCGCGGCCCGCGCTCGCTTTTATACGAGGCTCTGGAGACTGGTTGCGCCGCGCATGAGCATCCGCTTTCGGTGGTGATCTCGACGCAGGCCAGCAGCGATGAAGATTTGTTGAGTATCCTGATCGACGATGCCGCCGCGGGGCATGACCCGCATGTGGTTTTGAGCCTGCATACCGCGCCGCCGGATGCCGATCCGTTTGATATCGAGACGATCAAGTTGGCGAACCCGGCTTTCGGCGATTTCCAGAACGACAAAGAATTGCTCAATTACGCCGCCAGCGTAAAAAGGATGCCGTCGAAGGAAAACGAGTATCGCAACCTATATCTGAACCAACGCATCCAGATGCACAATCCCTTCGTATCGCGCGGCGTCTGGGATGAATGTGGCGGTGATCCCGAGCCATTCGGTGATGAGCCGGTCTATGCGGGCCTGGATCTTTCCTCGACTACGGACCTGACCGCCTGCGTATTGACCTTCCAGCGCGATGGCATTCGGCACGTACATCCGTATTTTTGGCTACCGGAGCAGGGATTGGCCGAAAAATCGCTAAAAGACCGCGTGCCTTATGACCTGTGGGCGCAGCAAGGCCACCTGCGTACCACGCCGGGCGGCTCGGTGGACTATGAATACGTGGTCAGCGAACTGGCGGAAATCTTCGAGGGCTTGAACCTCGCCATGATCGCCTTCGACCGCTGGCGCATTAAATTCTTCGAGAAGGAACTGGAGCGCGCGGGCTACGACTGGCCGATGGAACCGTGGGGCCAAGGCTATCAAAGCATGTCGCCGGCCCTGGATGTGCTGGAAAAAGACCTCGTTAATGCCCGCTTACGCCACGGAATACATCCGGTACTAACCATGTGCGCGGCCAATGCGGTCGTTACTCGCTCGCCGGCAGGAGACAGAAAATTGGATAAATCAAAGGCCAACGGGCGAATCGATGGCATGCAGGCGCTGGCGATGGCCGCCGGTATTGCCAACCAGGAACCGGCTGAAATGTACGCGGTCGGCAGACTGGTCGCGCTATGAGCATCTTCGGGCGCTTTCGCAGGGAATCCAAGCACGCGCAATTCGAGCAGGTGCTGATGCGCCTGATTGCGGCGCAGGAAGGGCTGCCGGGCGATATGGTGACGCCGAAGAGTTGCATGGCCTCGCCTACCGTCCACGCCATTGTGACCGCTATCTCACGGCGTTTATCGGTAACGCCGGTCCATGTGTACGAGAAAAGCATGGAAAACGGCAAGGAAATAAAGAAAAAGCTGCCGAATCATCCGGTATCGACTCTTTTGGCCCGCCCGAACGAATGGCAGACGCGCTCGGATTTCTGGATGGATGCCGCCAGTACCTGGGTACGCTGGGGTCGTTTCTATGCGTACAAATCACAAGGCGGAACGGGCCGCATCGCCGCGCTGATTCCACTCAATCCGGGCGATGTAGAACCAAAACTGGAAGATAACCGCCGCTTTACCTACGAAGTGCAGGAAAAAACCGGCAAAGTGCCGTACTCGGCCAGCAAGATGTTCCATGCGCGCGGTGCGGCGCGGAATTTTATCGAAGGCGATTCACCCATTGCTGACATCCAGACGGCGGTGATGATGGAAATCCTGGCCGAGCGCTTCGGCGAATCCTTCTTCCGTAATGGCGCGATTCCGATGCAGATTTTCCGCTATATGCAGGGATTCCGGCCCTTTAAATCCGCTGAGGAAGAGAAACAGTTCACCGACGACTTTAAAAAGGCTTTCGGCGGCGCGAAAAGATTCAATGCCATGCTCTTACCGCATGGGATAGAGACCGGCGATCCCATCGCCATTGAAAACGATAAGGCGCAATTCATCGAGAGCAGGAAGCTCCAGCGCACGGTCATCGCCGGGGCGCTCGGCGTCCCGCCGCATCTGGTCGGCGACCTTTCCAGCGGGACTTTCAGGAACGTAGAAGAACAGAACCACGACTTTGTGCTTAACGTCGTCATGCCGGTGGCTAAATCCTTTGAATCGGCGATGGAGCGCGACCTGCTGAGTGATGCCGACCGGGCTGGCGGCATTATCGTTCGGTTCAATCTGGACAGTACCTTGCGTGCTGACTTCAAGAGTCGTCAGGAGGGGTTACAAATCCAGCGCCTGGGAGGTGTGATCAATCCCAATGAATGGCGCGAGATTGAAGGCAAGAATCCGCGCGAGGGCGGCGATGAGTATTGGGAACAGGGGCCGAGCGGCCAGGGAATAGCAGATGAGCAAATCTAATATCACGATTCCACTTGAGGTCAAGGCGCTCGATCAGCGCGAGTTCGAGGGTCATGGCTCGGTCTTTAAAAATGTCGATCTCGGCGGTGATATCGTCATGCCCGGCGCTTTCAAGCGCAGCCTGGCGCAGCATAAGAAAAACGGCGATCTCCCGGCTATGTTCTGGATGCACCAGCCGGACAAAGTACCCGGCAAATGGCTGGAAATGCGCGAGGACAAGCAAGGTCTGGCCGTGCGTGGCGTATTGGCGCCGACGCCTTTGGGCGATGAGGTCCATACCCTGCTGAAGATGGAGGCGGTAAAAGGCATGTCCATCGGCTACCAGACCATTGAGCGAGATTACGACGACGACGGCAACCGGCTGATCAAAGAGGCCGACTTGTGGGAGGTGAGCGTAGTCTCCCTGCCGATGAACCCGTTGGCACAGGTGGTGCATGTCAAGACCCGGCTCTCGGAGCTGGGCGAGTACGTGCCATCGGTGCGCGAATTCGAGGCGATCTTACGGGATGTGGGTTGTACTCAAAACGTGGCGAAAAAGGTTATCGCCAAAGTCTACGAGGATGAGGCCATCGAGCCGGCTTCTGATCACCGGGACGGTGATCAGGCGTTGATCGAAGCGGCTGAGCGCCTCGACGAAGCGCT